TGAGGAGTTAAACTCTCCCCTTTACCCGGAAAGCCCGGGAAAGTCCGAAATGACGGCCGTTAAGAGCCGCTCACCCAGGTCATCTTCCAGGACGGTACAGAGCCACGGGACGAGATCCCAATGGATGATCCGTATCCTAGAAGACGGCAAGTGAGTCGAACATCGTCCGAGTAGAAAGTCCAGGGTATTACCCTGGGCCTTTCCCACCGGACTTGTTGGACCCATCTGATCTGGTCTTTCCACTTATATCTCTCTCGCACTCCGTGGAGGACAGTGTCGCCGAGGCGTTCACTCCCTCCGATTTTACGGAGATGTACAGGGAGCTTTTCAAGGAGCCAACCACAAGTCCCAGTCCGAAGACTGTCACCCATGGTACCCAGCGTCGCAGAATACCTGCGTACCAGGTTGTGGCATTGGAAGACGTCGTCAGGCGCATCTAAGTCTCGCTTGAAGTAGGGGCCCCTCACGGGGTGTCCCAAGAAGTAGTCACCGCCGCAGGATTCCCGGAAGGGGCCCGCGACAAAGGACTTCTCCTTGTTGACTTCAAACCCGCAAAACTCGAGCGCGGCGATTACCAAGCCTGCAGCGTCTGTAGGGACAATGATGTCATCCCCGAAGACGAACAGGTCAAGCCCTAGAACTCCCGCGTGCCCATTCAACTTAAGGCACTCGGAGGCGATGGCCGCGAAGGCCACCGTCTCGAGTTCAAAGGTGTAACCGTTCCCCATACCTGAGAATTTCTCCAGGTATATCCACCGGTCGTCGATGTACGTGTGCGTGCAGCGTAGGTCTTCGAGAAGACTGAGCCACCCGTCTCGTGAGAGTCGACGATATTCCGTCCTTTCGCCCTTCACAGGGGTAATAGGGGGATCCGGGTCGTGTGCAAGAATCTTCACCAAATTCTTGCACAGGGAATCACTTGCATTTCGAAGGTCAATTGTGGCGTAGTCGCCACTCAAGGACGCTTGCTGAGCCACCTCACGGTGTATGTCAGCGCAGTTGTCCAGGTCCCATCCCGTGTTGCGTCGCAACCGGCTCCTCATACAACGCCCTACTCCTAGTTGGAAGTAGGTGTTGATGGAAGGCCCGATCACAATACCACGGTGTTTAAGGGCATCCTTGGCGGCGGTAGTGAACCGATCGCCACGGATTACATTGACACAATCGGCGTAACCCCCGCGGTTAGCGGGTGTGGTCCCCAATTCACTCCAGGGTGGAGTGTATCGAAGGGCAATTTCTTGCCCCCACTTGGTTCCCACGAGATTGGCAAGGTGCCATATCGCGTTACGGGTGATGGTGGGTTTCTCGGAAAATTTGTCCGCTGCCGTAGGGTCACGGACAAGGCTCGCAAATGTCGTTCCAGGCCCATGGCGGGCCTGTAGTTGGACCGACTCATCACTGGGTCGTTCACCTATCATCGAACGGAAGTTTCTGCATACACCCTGGAGGAAAACTCCAGGTACGTCTCGCTCCGGCGGGTAACCGAAGGTCGGGACGTACTTTGCAAGTCTTTCGTTCGTAGAGCGGCATCTCTGTTCACCGGAATACCAGTTGGCCTTCGCCACCTGGACTCTTTCCTCTTCGGTGGCCCCTTCAAAATAGGGGTTCTTCTTGAGGAAGGTGAAGGCCGCATTACTGCGGCTGTATTCCAGAGGATCAACAAACATCTCAGGTGTGACAGAAGAAGTCAACACCTCACGCGTCATCCCGTATCTCAGGCGGATAGCCTGGGATAGGGCGTGCGGCGTGGCGAGGTGCTCCCAGAACTGGAGAGCTACACCCTCAAGAGTAGAGAAGTGTTCCATGTTTGGACCTACGATGGTTTAGGTCGGGACCACGCCGGCGGCGTGGGATTGACGAAGGAGCAGCGCGGCGTTGCAGTTGAGGCCCTGGTGGGCCGCTTCCGCAAGGTCCGCTGCAGGAATCGATTCCGGGTAGGTCGCAGTGACCTCGATCCGGATCGAGTCCTTCGTCTCGTACCGACCAGTGGACGTGTTGAGCGTGCTGTACGGCGCCACGTACACAGTCTTCACACGACGAGCCGTTTTGGGCCCGTTGTAGAGCGACTGTGCGCGGAAGGTCGGACGGTGGCCAACAGGCTGAGCCGCGTTGGCGCCGGTATCCCGGCGCCACATGGCCCAACCGCCATCGCCCGGCGAACCGGAAATGACGTCGTAGGTTTGAGCAGTCACGTTGTCGGCTTTCAAGACCGACAGAGCAGCCATTGCTGGCATGGTTATCTCCAAAAAGGAAGGAGGGTTACTTTAAGAGACCGATGACGAGAGCGAGGGCTTGCGCCCCGCGTTCGACTCCGAACCCCTTGAACGGTCGGACATGGAGCACCGGGCCTGTCAGCTCGGAAATGCGCTCCATTTCGACACTACTTTGTCGGGTGTTCACAGTACCAGTGTCGTAACTACCAGGCAGGATCAGGGATTCTGACCATGCGTAGGAAGCGTAATCACGGTGGCACCGCGCGAAAATAGTAGTGTACGGGCTCACGACTGAGAGCCCACACCAGGCCGTTGTGGCACTGATGACCTGCTCCACGTTGACGAACCAGTCAACGACAAAGCTGTAAGGCATCAACTTCCACGGCAGTGCCGGGTCGATGAAGCCAAGCTGGCTAGCGAGGGCTAGGTTCGGGTTGCTAACCGCAAACCTTGCGCCCATACGCACGCAGTAAGATGCAGTGCGTTTGTCAGACACCCGTTGTCCGGATTTGACCCCATGATTCACGAAGGAATGGTCCTCAGACCAATCGCTTTTGGCGATTGAACTGCATGACCGTTCCCCGGGATCTGAGGTCATCACCTTTATGGACGACCGGATATCGTTGACAAGGGGGCGCCAACCATACTCGAACTCGAGAAAATTCGAGGCGAGATCTTTCGACAACTTTTTATCGAGGAGCCGTTGGGTTAC